CAAAAAATCTGTTTCTACTATTAGGGTCTACATAAACATCTAAAGGGTCTATATCGTGCATACAAACTTCACCCTTACCCATATCCTTCATTGGGTCTTGATATACGTTAATATAACCTAAACCCATAACATAATAGTCATCTACAGCTTGTCTTATAACTGTACGACCATCAGATATGTCATACATATAACTAAGTAATGCGCTCATTACATTAGCTATCTTTCTATCAGAATCTTCTCTAGGAGCACATCTAAAAGATGGTCTATTAGTAGTTAGCATAGCTTTTGCTGTTTCTACTGCAGGATGTATACGATTAACAACTATAGGAGCTTGACCTCTAGCTTCTAAAGTTTCAGACTGCTCTTTAGTCCATTGTCTACCTAAACGAAACTCTTTATCTTCTTTAGCTTGTTGAGCCCAAGAATCACGTTTTTTAGAATAGTCTTTAAAGAGCTGTAGTGTTTCATTAACTATTTCAGGAGTCTTTTTTTCGCTGTTATATGCCAATATTCCGCCTAGTTTTCATCAACTTAATATACAACCTAAAGGGTCATCCAATCAAGCTTTTTCTTTGCTTTAGTAAAATTATTATCATCTTTATTAAATTCTTTACGCCTAGAAGGCTTTGATTTATCTAATGCTGTCCATATAGCATCCATAACATCGTCATGTTTTCCTCTAGGATAACTTAAGAACTCTTGTTGAGGTATATTGTCTTGTGGTCTAAAATAAAAAGAGCCTTTAGCAAATAAAGGGACTAATGATAATAAACGCTCACTTTTCCTATTTCTAGGTTTAACACCCTTTTCTAATCCTGGTATGTACAAGCTATCTTTTAACATAAGTTCTCTTACAGCTGTTCTTAAAGCTTCTTGATAACCTACAGTCTCTATTTTCATTCTCCTAGGCCTATACTTTTTAAAAACATCAATAAGCTTTTGAGGCTGGTCTGCAGGACTAATCCTATCCCTGAAAATATCAATAACATACTTATTATTATCGCAATCAATACCCATTGTAGCAACAGCAAAAAAGTCAGCAGTGGAAGCAAGGCTACTAGCAGGGTCAACTCCACAATAGATTTCAACTGGTTTAATCTCTTCTTTGCCATCTATAGTCCTAACTAGGCAATTTTGCCCGTCTATTCTTTTATAATCATAATGATGTAATTTTATCCATTCTGGTTTGAACGGAGCCATATCAGGAGATTGAGCTATATTCATATACTCTTGATAAAATCCATTTAAGTTACCTACAGAAGCAAACTCTTTTTTTATCTCATTAATACGTGATTTAGGAAATCTTTCAGGCCATATACTTTTTTCTTCTTCATCCCATATAGAATACCATAGTGTATGCCACGCATCCGACTCTTTAGCCCAATACAAAAAACAATCTTCAGATATAACAGTACCTATCATAGCTATTTTACCTTCATCAGATAATGATGGTATAACAGCTTCTGTAACCCACTTTCTATTCTTAGCTCTAGCTTCTGGAGTGAATGCATTTAGCTCAGACTCAAAATCGTCTACTACAATAAGGTTAGGTCTAGTGTCACCTTCAATAAACCCTCTAACTCTTTGTCCTGTACCTACAGCTATTATTCTTGTACCATTTGCAAGTACAATATCGTTGTTAGTCCATCTTTTAGCTGTATTAGGGCCCATATCACCAAATATGTCACTAAACTTATGTGAATGAGTTAAATGATATTTAATACGCGATAGAAAATTAATTGACTGAGTTTGTGACTCAGATATTATAACAATAAATAAATCTTCATCAGACCTCTTAAACGCTACTCTCCATAAAGGGAAGATGAGGGTGGTAACTGTAGATTTGGCTGTGCCACGGGGAGCTGCAATTAACACCCTCCTTTTGTCGTCGTTAGAAAGGGCAGAGTACACATCGTTATGAAAAGGAGGAGTACTCTTCCTTAAAGCTGTAGGGAAGCAGTGCCTTCCGAACAGCGCCATATTATTACGTAATTTTTTTAAAGCTTGTAATTGGCTGTATTGTTCTTCGTAATCCATTAAAATAATTTTTTTGCTTGTTTATATAACCATTCAGAAGGTTTTTGTCCTAAAGCATAACCAGCTATATCATTTGCCACTGAAGCAAACATCAATGTTGAAAAAACACCAGGTAAAGCTCTACCTAACTTTGGTATTTTTTTTGCAAAACTTACATTAAATGATTTTCTTTTTGATTTTAAATCTGAAATTTTTTGTCTTTGTTCTTGATTAAATACGCTTTGTCTTTTTAAAATATCTTCTGGCTTTCTTTCTGTTCTTGCTTTACCTGGTTTATTGGAAGTTTTAGGTTTTTTCTTAGGGATTTCATCAGTTAACTCTTTTCTTATCTTAGCTTCTTTTATTTCAATTTTTTTTAGTGGGACATATTTTATACCACTAGTTTTAGTTGCTTTTATAGACTGACCAAAAGCATCTACGTCTCCAACATCTGTAGCCATTAATTTTATAAATTTAGGTTTTTTTGCATCCCATTGAGCTACAGCATTAAAACCTCCAAAATCATAATTAGATTTTCCTTTAGGGCTCAAAGAAAAAATAAATGTATTTCCTCTTTGCATAACATCTCCGCCAATAAATCCTTTTTTTACAGCATTAGCTAAAATTGTTTCGGCATTATAAATTTTTGCATTATTAAACCCGTAAGAACTAGTTATAGCTCCACTATTTTTTAAATCTAACATAGTTTTATACATACCTCTATCAAACTGAGCATTTCTTAGAGTGTTGCCTATATGTTCAGTTTTATATCTTATAAATTTCATATCTTCGGGTGTTACTAAATTAAGGTTTTGTTTATTCAAAGCACCCCATCTTGTTATAGAAAATTGAGCTACTTCTCTACTTTCTGCGTTTTTTATAAAATGATTAGCATTAGTCTGTTTTACAGCATTTCCTATTATATTGTCTACTTCTTTTGACACTTTACTATTGTTTAAAATAGCATTTGACTTATCGTTAGTCAGTTTAAAATACAAATCTTTTTCAGAATTTCTTATTATATTTTTAGCATTTTGTTTATAAAAATATTTTGTACCTCTTCCTTTTGGTCCTATATATTTTTTTAAAGTTTCATCTGTTATTTTATCTATGTTATCAATATCTCTCATAACAACTGGCGATATACCTGTCTTATTATAAAACTCTGAATTAGCTAAATTAAAAACTGCATCTCTACTTATTCTACCACCAGTTTTAATGAGTTCTTTTCCATAAGCTTTTGCTTTTCTTACTTGAGGAGAATAAAAATCACCTAAAGTAGGTTGAGAATAAAATCCTAGTAATTTATTACTAGCATAATCAGCTGTGGTTCTTCTAATGCCACCAGGAGTCTGACCTCTCATCATTGCTGCAGAAGCACCTAAAAGACCAACACCTGTACCAAACTTTCCTAAAGTGCCAAAGCCAAGACTTTCGTCTTGGCCTTTTTCTATCAACAGTTCTTCATCTGTTGGCATTTACTTATTTTTTTTCTTCTTTTTTTTAGGTGGTCTACCCTTAGTATTTCCGTACGTACCTTTACCTTTTGGCATAGTTACTCCTCTGTAGTTGTTGTTGTTTTAGTTGCTATAAGCTTATCTTCTTCTTCTCTAAGCTCATCTATAAGTTTAACATTACTTACAGCTTCAATACTTTCAGTTGTTTTAACTAAAGATTTTTCTTTCATACCGTGCATACCTTGTAAGTTTTCTACAGCACGCAATAAATTTGTAACATCTTTTTTATCTTTAGCCATAGTTATAACTTGTGCAAATAAATCTAATGTATACGTTTTATCTAATCCGTGGTCAGATAATAAATCTGCTAGTTCTTCTTTTATCATTTTACTAAAAACCTCCGTTTTCATCATTCGTTTCCACTTCTTAAATTCAGAAGGGGTATATGTACCAAGAACCATATCTAATGCAAGATTATAGTCCCATGTAACAGAGTAGGCTTTAGCAAGGTTTTTCATCATATCTTGCTTAGACTTAACTTCTAGCATAGGTTTGCCAGACATTGTTGTGTTAGTTTTCCTACCTGATACGTTTAATTTTTTAGAAGCATATTTAGGATTAAAAAAAGTGTAACCCCAGGGGAACCTGAGATATACATTGTCTTTGTCATGATTAGATGGATACTCTTTGCGATTAATGCACTTAGCAACATAGTCGTCATCAGATAAAGCATATCCCCCAGGCTGAACCATTTTCCAGTATACATACCTAATTCCTTCTTTTTCGGCTTCTTCTTTTCTGTATACAGTATATGTTGTAGCCTCTTTCTGGCCTTTATGGTTTATATTTACTGTGTACACTAATCAACTAATTCAAAGTGAGGAAAATCATCAAAGTTATTATCATCTACTTCAAAGTTCATGTTCCAATCGCCACCCCATCTTAGTCTTATTCCCATAGACTGACCAGTACCAATAACAAAACCAGCAAAAAGATGAAAACGTTCCCTATCATCCCAATCAATAGGATAAGGGACCACATCAACAGCCCTGCTTGGATTAGCATTATGACGGCCGTTCGGATACTTAACTTTTGTACGACCTTCTTCAAATAACCTGTCTTGTCTTTCACCACTTCTATGACCCTCTATTATTGAACAATCAACATACTTTATTACTTCGTTTAATACCTTTTGTAGCCTTTCGTCTAGTGTGACTAAATGCTTTATACTTCTAGGTCCCCATTTGTACATTACTCTTCTCCTTGCTGTTTTTCAGTGTTTCTCCAGGATAAATACTCACCTCCTGGTAAATGGTCATAAATAGGATAGCCAAAGTAATCTACTGCATCAGCAAGCATCATAGCTTGACCTGCATAGGGTACAGAATAACCAGCGAGACGAGTCGCTGCTTTAGGACCAAGTTTTCCCATCAAACCTTTCATCCCCATCCCTAAACCAGTTTTAAGAAGATATTTATTAAAGCCATCATCGTTTATACTACCTAAAACTTTATCCATTACATCTGGATTAGGAATTTCTTCACCCTGTTGACTTCCACCTTGATTTATAAAGTTATTCCAATACGCCTGTTCTTCATTCGCCTCTGTTTGCTCTTTTAATCTAACTTCTTTATCATTTAAGTTTTGCCCTAACATAGAGTTACCAAATGGGTCTAAAGCTTTTTCAGCGTAGTCTTGCATATGTTGTGGAGCTTTGTAAGGTTTGTATTCGGCCATTTAGTGCTCTATATGAAATATAAATTGAAGACTATCAGAATATTGCGCATTGTAACTACCTTGCAGAACTGCTCCAAAATAAATTTTAGTATCACCTTCTCCTGCTTTAACAAGAATAGGTAGTGAAAATTCATGATTTGCATCAGTACCGTAACCAGCTAATTGTACTATATTAGCGTTATCTAAATCACCATCAGTGTCTGCACCAGCCTGTGACATCATAGTTCCTATAACATTAGCTGCAATTAAATCATCAAAAGCTACATTAGCAGTAGCATTAGGAGTACCCAAAGTAACTGCTTTTTCTGTTAATACTATATGCGCATTAAATGCTTGTGAACCTGCTTCAGAAACTACAAAAGCTGCAATTATTTTAGAAAATCCACCTTCTTCCCTTACTATACCTGGTATTTCTGCACTTGAAAATAGCGCATCACCAGCAGTCATAGCGCCTACATCTGTTAAAGTAGGAGTAACTCTTATAATATCTCTTTTGCCCGTAGATATGCTAGAACCAGCACTATTTGGTGTTACTGATACTCCAGCATTAGTCATTGTTAAATCGCTCATTTATTCCCCAATTTGTTTAAATTACATATAAATTATCAACTTAATATACTAAAGCTAGTGTAAATAACCAAGGAATTTATTAGATAGTAACTAGGATAAGTCACTTGCCTAGCTTAATGTTTATCTAATTGAGAGTTTATTGGGTAAGTCCTGCAGTAGGCCACAAACCAGGTATACTACCTAGTGTAGCGCCTAGTAGGGACTACGAATTTAAGCTATTCTACCCCTAAAAAGCAAGTGTTTTGCGAAAATAAATTAAAAAAAATTTATGTTCCGTCGGTAAAGTGGTGAAACGTTGATAAATACACTATACGGGTTAGGTTGAAAAACACATTTTCAAAAAAATTACCCGAGAATGGGGTTGTGGGAGATATAGTGCACCGTACCCGTTGAAATTCACGGCATAGGGTGCCTTGCTTCGTTGAAAACAACGTCTGCTGTTAGTATCAGTCGCGTTGTTTGTCTTCGAAGCCCTTAGTTCTACTCTAAGGTAAGGCACCACTCTTGCCGTGAATGCAAATCATCAACGTGTCCACTGCGACCCCCGCACATCTTGCGATGTGTAATCGCATTAACCATAACAATTAATAAATTAAAGGAATTAACAATGAAACAATTTATGGAATTATTACAGTCAATGCTCATACCTAACTCGGCTGGAGTCTACGCATTAGCTGAATCCAAAAAGGGACTTGGATTCAATTGCTACGACTTAAACGTCGCCAAGTTAGATATTCAAGCACTCAATGCACTTGCAAAAGAACAAGGTCTGCAAGTGAGTGAGTTTAAGCCTGAAAGATTCGGTGACTCTCATTTCTTGTATGTTGGCCCGCCAACAGAAAGAAAAGAGCTAGACGTCACCAAGTTCTTTAAGTCTTAGTATAGATATAAGATAGAGATATAAGATAGAGAGGGGTAAATCATCCCTCTCTTATCTTTTAATATATGTAAGTAAACAGTACTATTATTATATATTATTACACATAACAACATTAAACAGTACATTATGTACTAGATAGGAATACCAATGAAACGTACAAATAAACTACATTATAGAAGTATTAAACAGGCAGTATACTATACCATTAGAGGTATCATATTGCTACCAATTAGGCTAGTATTATGGCCTTTTAAACTATTAAGACGGTCAGTGTTTTACCGTAAACCTAAGC